AAATACAGCTAAACAATCTGAGACAGAGATTCCAAAAGTACCTGACTACGTAGCTCAATGCTTTATGCGCATTGCCGAAGGTTTATCACATAAATCTAACTTTATTCGATATACGTATCGTGAAGAAATGGTGATGGATGCTGTGGAGAACTGCCTAAAGGCTATAGAAAACTATAATATTGAAGCAGCTACACGCACAGGTAATCCTAATGCATTTGCATATTTTACTCAGATATCATGGTATGCATTTCTTAGACGCATTGCAAAGGAAAAGAAACAGCAAGATGTCAAGATAAAGTATATGGCATCTTCTGGCATCGAAGAATATATTATTACAAATGGTGAAGATGGATCTGCTATTGCAGTACAAGCATTCGTGGATACGTTGAAAGACCGTATCGATAAGGTGAAGGAGAAAGACAATGAGTTTAAAATATTTGTGGAAGAAGAAAAGAAAGCCGTTAAACGGTTTAAAAAAACAATTACTGTAGATTCAGACTTAAGCGACTTTTTATGAAGATAGCGATATTAAATGATACTCACTGTGGCATACGTAATAGTAGCGATATTTTTATTGCCAATGCTGATGCGTTTTATACTAATACCTTTTTTCCGTATCTTGTGGAAAATAATATTAAGCATATTATTCATTTGGGCGATTATTACGATAATAGAAAATACATCAACTTTAGATCACTTAACTGTAATCGTAAGCATTTTCTCCAACCTCTTAGAGAGCTTGGTATCACAATGGACATCATACGTGGAAACCATGACACCTTCTTTAAAAACACAGGAGAACTAAATTCTCTGAAAGAACTTCTTGGGCATTACATGAATGAGATTAATATCATACATGAGCCTATGGTACAATCATATGATGGCTTTAGGATTGGACTAGTGCCATGGATTGATGCAGAGAATGAGAAAAAGTCTTTTAACTTTATCTCAAATGCTAAGTGTGATTGGTTAGGGGGTCATTTTGAAATCCTTGGTTGTGAGATGGCACAAGGAATAAAAAGTGAGCATGGATTAGATAGAAATATATTCAAGAGATTTGAAAAGGTTTTATCAGGTCATTTTCATACAAAATCTACTAAAGACAATATTGAGTATCTTGGATCGCAATTGGAGTTTTTTTGGAATGATGCACACGATAATAAATATTTTCATGTATTGGATACGGAAACTAGGGATCTTACTGCTGTTCGCAACCCACACACTCTCTTCCATCGTATCAGATATGATGACAGCAGCAGTTATTATGGGGATTATCCTTTTGCCGATCTTGATGGTAAGTTTGTAAAGGTTGTAGTGATCAATAAAACAGATCAGCTTGCCTTCGATAAATTCATAGATAACATACACAGTAGAAGCGTAGTGGACTTAAAGATCGCTGAGAATTTTGATGAGTTCTTGGGTAAAAACGTTGACGTTGAAAAAATATCTATTGACGATACTTCTGAGTTGTTGTATAATTATATAGATGCAGTAGACACTGATTTAGATAAAGCACGAATCAAAAAACAAATGTCTGACTTAATGGTAGAAGCGCAAACCTTAGAAATAGCTTAGTATGATTATATTCAAATCTTTGAGATGGAAAAACTTTTTAAGCACAGGCAACAACTGGTGCTCTATTAATCTTGTTGAAGATAAGCATACCTTAATTGTGGGTCAGAATGGGTCTGGTAAATCCACGATACTTGATGCATTATCCTTTTCTTTGTTTGGGAAAGCACATAGAAAGATAACAAAGCCACAACTTGTAAATTCAGTAAACAATAAAGACTGTTGTGTTGAAGTTGAATTCGAGGCTTTAGGTCAAAACTTTAAAATAATAAGAGGTATAAAACCTAATAAGTTTGAAATATGGAAAGGTGGGGTGATGATAGATCAGTCATCGCACACCAAAGAGTACCAGAAGATCCTTGAGCAAAACATCTTAAAGCTTAACCATAAAAGCTTTCATCAGATTGTGGTGTTAGGATCATCATCTTTCATTCCTTTCATGCAACTCTCGACACCTAATCGCAGAGAGGTTATTGAGGATCTTCTGGACATTAATGTGTTCTCTAAAATGAATACCATATTAAAAGAAAAACAGAGCTTACTAAAGGATGAAATCACAGATGCTATACATCAGCATGGAATCGTCACAACTAAAATTGATGCACAGAAAAAATATATTAAAGACATCGCAGCGATTAACAAGGGTCAAAGGCAAGAGAAACTCAAATTCATCTCAGATAGAAAGGATGAAATCGAAGCTTTACATAGAAAGAACGAAAAGCTTAATAGTTCCATTCAATCTGAACTACCGAATACAGTCGAGCAAAGAGGACAATGTGAAGCTGAAATCAAAAAGCTTGAAACAAAAAAAACTAGAGTTAATACGGAAGTCCAAAAGTTGGTCAAAGATGTCCAATTCTTTGAGAACAATACCACGTGCCCAACCTGTGATCAGGCCATCAGTGAGGAAACAAAAACAGTCCATATCTTGGACGGTAAAAGCAAAGCAAAAAAACTTCAGGAGAGAATTAGCACAGCTAATGATGGAATACAAACTGCACAATCCGCACTTTCCACCATCAACGAAATCATAGATAGGTGCAAAGAATACCAAACCCAATTAACAATCAATAATAATTCTATTAATCAAATTCAACTTAGTATAAGCCGTACACAAGACGATATAAGTAAGCTTAACGATAGTGTTGATTTGGAGGAATCTAATAATACTCTCAACAAAATGATATCCGCAAGTCAGGCTTTAGTTGAAATGAAGTTGAATTTAAATGAACAGTTTAATTATAATATGATAATTGGAGAGATGCTGAAGGATAGTGGAATTAAGACTAAAATTGTAAGAGAATATATACCGATCATAAACAAATTGGTTAATATGCATCTAAAAGTTTTAGACTTCTTTGTGTCCTTTCACCTTGACGAATCATTTAGCGAAGTTATAAAATCTAGACACAGAGATACTTTTTCATACGAATCTTTTTCTGAGGGAGAGAAACAGCGTATTGATCTTGCACTACTCTTTACTTGGCGTATGATAGCGAAGATGAAGAATAGCGTGTCAACCAATCTTCTCATATTGGATGAGACTTTTGATTCCTCTTTGGATCATGATGGTGTTGACAATTTAATGAAAATCATATACTCTTTAGATGATGATACTAATGTTTTTGTAATTTCGCATAAAGGAGAACTGTTAGAGAATAGATTCGATAAGAAACTTGAGGTTGTTAGAAAGAAAAATTTTAGTAAGATAACATGAATATTATTAGTTTTGAAGATAGAGAAGCTTTACCCACTGAAAAGCATTGGAAAAATAGTAAAACCGCTAACCAAGCTATGGTACATCTCATAAACATGATGAAAGATCCTGTGTATGTGGAGACAGGTGTCTATGATGGAAAATCAATCTCTTTTATTACGCAGAGATGTTTAAACATCAAAGAGGCATGGGGTGTTGATTTTTGGCTACCGAATACAGATCATTTCGAACAAAAAGAAACGTTCTATTCCGAAGATATGCAAAAAAGATCTTTTGAGGTAGCTTGTCGTAGAGCTATGTCAACAGGTCATAAAGATAAAATCAAGTTTATCAAAGAAGATGTTTCAGTCGCAGCAAGTTATTTTGAAGATAACAGTATAGATTTTTTATTCTTAGATCATTATTTAAATCAAAAAGATGTTGCAGAATGTTTACCGATGTGGTATAATAAGGTTAAATTAAATGGATACTTTGCGGGTCACGATTGGCTTTACGAAGATGTAGGAAGAAGTGTTCTTAATTTTAGAGAGCAATATGACATTCAGTCAACACTCAGTGTTTATGGTGCTGAATGGGTTTGGAAAAAGGACGGAAATATATAATGGAAATTAGTGTAGAAACAGTGAACGTGTTAAAAAACTTCTCAGCTATTAATGGTAACATTATTATTAGGCCGGGAAATAAAATCATGACTATTTCAGAGGCTAAGAATATTTTAGCAGAAGCACAAGTAAAAGAAACCTTTGATAGTGTTGTCGGTATATATGATTTAAGCGAGTTCCTTAACATGCTTGGATTGGTTGATACGCCAAAAGTACGATTTGAAGATACTTTTATGAATATCAATGGGCAATCGGGTAGAGAGCTTATTAAATATTACTATGCTGACACTGAGATGTTGACAAGCCCAACTAAACCTATTACAATGCCAGATGCAGACGTTTGGTTTGATTTAGATCAGACTACTTTAAATGGTATCAAACGAGCCGCTAGTATTTTTGGTCATGGACAGATGGTAGTTGAAGCTGATGAAGGCGCTATCAGACTATCTGTAAATGATCCTGAGAATAAAACGGCTAATACTTATTCTGTGATAGTGGATGGGGGGTACAACCAAGAAGTATTTAAATTTGTTATAAATATCAGCAATCTGAAAATGGTCTCTGAAGATTATCAGGTAAAGATATCTTCAAAACTTATTTCAGAGTTTACTAGCTCTGATGGTAACCTGAAGTATTGGGTTGCATTAGAAAAGTCATCAACACATGGAGAGTAATGAAATGACTAAAAAAGAAGATGAAGTAAAACTAGCACATGATTCGCATGCCCCTATCTATGATATGGCAAGTCGTGTGTGTCGTTCTACTGTTGCAGTGATTGACACTATGGTACAGCGAGGCGCAGTCAAGGGTGAAGAACTATCAACTCTAGGACAACTGCGTGATCAATCTGTACAACTTATTCAGATGGCAGAAACATATCAGCAGGATCAAGCTGCAGAAACTTAGAGAGGTAGCCTTCGGGCTACCTTTAACCTTTATATAATGTTTATCCGTTAGGACTATGATGACTACAGATTTTTTGTGGGTAGAAAAGTATCGCCCAAGCAGTATTGATGATTGCGTATTACCGAAATCACTTAAAGATACTTTTAAAGCTATAGTAGAAACTAAAGAACTTCCGAACATGTTGTTTACAGGCACTGCAGGTCTTGGTAAGACTACTGTAGCTAAAGCTTTGTGTGATGAGCTAGACCTAGATTATATTTTAATCAATGGTTCAGAAGAAGGTAATATTGATACCTTACGTGGAAAGATTAAACAGTTTGCATCCTCAGTTTCTCTGCAGGGTGGCTACAAGGTTGTTATCCTAGATGAGGCTGATTATCTAAATCCACAATCAACTCAACCTGCATTACGTGCATTCATAGAAGAGTTCAGTAATAACTGTAGGTTCATTTTAACATGCAACTTCAAGAACCGTATTATTGAACCGCTACATTCACGTTGTGGTGTGTATGAGTTCAATACAACTAAGAAAGATCTTGCTCAACTTGCTGCACAGTTTCATAAAAGATTTTTATATATACTATCAGAAGAGAATGTTAGTATTGATAAAAAGGCGTCTATTGAATTAGTTATGAAACATGCGCCTGATTGGAGAAGAGTTCTTAATGAGGCGCAAAGATATTCGATTGGCGGTAACGGTAGCATTAGTGTGGTTAGCAGCGATAGCAATAGCAATGTTTCTAACTTGGTATCTGCACTAAAAGATAAGAACTTTAAGGCTATGCGCCGTTGGGTTGTTGATAATATGGATATGGACACCAATGCAATCTTTCGTTCATTGTATGACGGTGTTAATGAGTATGTAGAATCTCAGAGTATTCCACAACTGGTTCTTATATTAGCAGACTATCAATATAAGGATGCGTTTGTTGCTGATCATGAGCTAAATACTGTAGCATGTATGACTGAAATAATGGCGCAGGTAAGATTTAAATGATTGTAGAAAATACTTCTTTTGTTGCTATGTCTCACAGTGTTTTAAATCACGCTGCTATAAGATATGCTATTGAGTATTTTGAGGACAATAAATCCTATATTGAAAAAAACCATAATGTCATGAAGACTTGGCAATGCTATACTAAAGATGATGATTTAATATCTGAAATGGTAAATAGTGTTAAGGTAGTTGGTGAGCGTGTAACCAATAGAAAATATAAAATAAGTTCTAGTAAGTTTGTTGACTATGTGCAAGGTTCTTATTGTAAAGGACATCGTGATAGCGTAGATCAGTCTAACCTATCTATAATAACTATGATTGATATGAGTTCAGATTTAATTGGCGGGGAAGCTTATTTTTCAAGAGACAGTACATCTTCATATGACCAGCGATTCAAAATGGTGCCCGGTCCACTTTATAGTGGCGACTCTTTATTGTACGGCTATAATTTGTTTCACGGTGTTGATGAAATAATACGTGGTAGAAGACTTGTCTTAATTACTTGGCTTTTAGAAATATGAAAAAAACTATAAGAACTATAACTATTCTTGGTGGTGGGGTAATAGGTTGGTTTACAGCAGCCCTATTACAAAAAAGACATCCTAATATAAAAATAACTTTGATAGAGTCGCCTTACGTGCCTATATTGGGTGTAGGTGAATCTACTATTCCACAGCTTGGGGATTTGCTGAGTTGGCTTGACATCGATGAAAAAACGTGGATGAAAAACACTCACGGCATTTACAAACTAGGAAATCACTTTGTTGGATGGAATAGTGAAGATCCTAAACCGCACGTTACAGATCATTGGACTGCTCCATTAGATCAGCAACAGTTCTATTCTTTTAGCTTTACCTTCAGAGATAAGGTTTTTAAAAATAGTTTTTATAATGATGTTAAACAAGAAGATTTGTTTTATGATAATGATGGCAGGTTTGGTGTAGATCACAAGAGCTTTGATTATTGGTTACAGTTAGTAAAACAAGGTAAGTATAAATGGCACGAAGTTTCTGAGTACTGCACAGAACAATACTTTCCTGCAATGAACAATAAATCTCCATATGACATGGAAGATAATCTATCTTTAGGTGAGTGGAAAAGCTATGCTTGGCATGTAGATGCTGAAAGATTTCCTGTAATGATTAGGGATATGGTTGCATTGCCTCTTGGTGTTGAATGGGTAGAAGGCCATGTGGAAAATATTCGTAAGGATGAAGATGGAAATATTGTCGCATTAGACCTTAGAGATGGTCGTAATTTTTCATCTGACTTGTATGTTGACTGTACGGGATTTAATAGAGTTCTTATGAAGACTATGGACACTCCTTGGATTGGAGTTGACCAGTTACCTTGTCAAAGTGCATGGGTTGCTCCTGTTAGATACAATGATCCTTACAAAGAGATGAAGCCGTATACACAATCGTATGCACAGGCTAATGGTTGGAACTTCATCATTTCATTATACAGTAGAATGGGGTCTGGTTATATCTTTGATGTAAATAGCGAAGATCCTGATGATGCTAGAGAAAGATTTATACGATATTGGGATGGGTATGATTTTATCAGAGAACCTAGAATGCTCAAGTGGGATCAAGGATATTACAAAGATGGTTGGATTAAGAATGTTGTTGGTGTTGGAATGGGTCAAGGGTTTATTGATCCTATGGAAGCCAACTCCATATACGTTGCTCAAAGCTGTATAGAAATGCTTGATAAGGCTATCACTAAGTATGATGGTGGTGTGGTTACAGAAGCTACCAAGAAAGCTTACAGTAGACAGATTCAAAAACTAGAAAATCAAATTAGCGATTTTATCTCATACCACTTTACTTTAAGCAAGAGACGTGATACTCCTATGTGGAAAAAGTGGGGGCAGTATGGTATTGATAATAATCATGTTCAAAAGAATTGGCATGAATACAGAGCGCCACGTGGATACTTAGGCAGAAATATATTTTTAGACTATCAGTGGGCGCAACAGCAGCATTATCTTAACAGGTGGGATGATAATCTTTGTCATCTTAAAACTGATGATAGTTTATTATCTCTTGCTGAAGTAGACTTCAATTATATAAGAAACAAGGGTAAAGCATTAGCCGCATACTTGCCACATATATATGATTGGTCCAAAGAAAGATTACACGATGGTGCTTCTCACGAAGAAGTTTTACAGCAAGCATTAGCAGAGAGAAAATGATATATATCGATGGAATTGAATACCTTGAAAGTGATAATGATTTTGTTAGAAGTGCATTAATAGATTGTATTGAAGACAGGTCGGTATCTGTAAATACTAGTGGCACTACGGGGCATCCAAAGCCTGTCAATCATACTGCAGAATCTATCACTAAAATCAGCGACTATAATACTGACTTTTTTGGTTTGAAGTCGAATAGTACAATGTTGAGTTTGTACAGTCCACGTGGCATTGCCTTCACTACTATGAGCTTGTATCCGTGTATGAATGTTGGTTGCGACTTGTTCATCGAAACAAAAATAAACAAGTATATTGAACGCATGAATGAGGTGAAACCAACACATACCCTTATTCTACCCTCACTGTATAACACTTATAGTAGACATCCTAAATGGGATATTTTGGATCTCAGTAACTGTGAACAGGCTCT